ATATTCTTCCACCAGTATAAGTTCCACCATCAATTTTATATTCCACAGAACTATCAATACCAGCATCGACCCAAGTTCCACCAACAGATGTTCCTGTTGCTCTTACTTGCCAGTTATAAACTGCATTATTTGTAATACCAAGAATTGAAAGTGCAGTTAGAATTATAATTGCATCCAATCTATTTGGTGTTGCTTTGAGACGAATTGATAGAACTGTATAATAAGTTCCTGCCGTTGTTAAATCGACTGGTGTTTGAATAGGTGTTCCAACTGCTTGTTGCAATCCACGAAGTTCATAACCACCCTCTGAAATTACAGTAGAACAAACTTGTTTGAGTGTGCTAGCACTAGTTGTAATTCCGGTATTTGCAATCTCATATCTCAAAGGTAATGATGCTGTTGTGATATAAGTTGTATTGATAAGATTTGCATGATGGAATGAATGGCAGTGAATAAACTTACCATCAACTACAAATCCTATTCTTACCGTTCCAAGTCCTAACCATTCAATATCCATCCACATAATCTGTGCTTTGCTAATATCTAATGTGACACCAGATGGATTTAAATGTCCAGCACCAAGCATGGTATCAACGTTCCAATCTGCTTGTGCTATTCTTGTTTCTGTTACAACTCCTGGAACATAAGTTCTTTCTACAAAATATAAATTATTTCCATCAAGTTCTAAATACATTCCATTATCTGCACCATAGTATCCTACTCTTTGGCGAAGATTTGTTTTTGCCGGATTCATTACAAATGTATTCATTACCTGTAATGATTTTCCTGGTTGATATGAAAATACTTTTGTTGTTTCTCTGATGACTGATGCAGTGCTTCCAACACCAACAGTCATATTAATCAGACCTTGTGCAGTTGAAAATCCAACTGTTGAACCAGTACCAACAACTAAACCACTCCAAAGATTATTATCTCTATATCTGTGCGAACTATCAAAAAGTGTTAATGGACTTGAAGTTCTTAAACGACCAAATGCATCGGTTGCTATTGGTGGAAATGTAACAGATGCTGATGATGTTGTAGAAATTGATACTGTTCCAGTAACTGGAAATGGATTATCAAGTGTAACAACTTGCCCATTTTTATTGGCAATCATATTCACTTCAAAAAGAGTCCTTTCTTGGTCAAGAAAGTCCTGTGTATTTTTATTAAATTGTGCCATAATCAGTCACTCCAAGATAATCTTTCTGGTCTGTATCTTTCTGCGTTTTTAACTTTTATAGAATTTGCTGTTGATGGATAAATGTTGTGAACAATTGCTCCAGGATACTCTCCTTGAAGTTGCTCTGCTAAAGCATTTTTATCCATCATTTTACCTTCAACTTCTAGTCTATATAGTTTTCCCTGCCAGACCATATCAGCAAGAAAAGATTCGGTTGCTGTCTCTGGTTGAGATGAATTCATATAGAGATTTCCATTGAAATCTCCAGCAATATTGATACTTTCTGAAATGAATTGTTGAAAAGATTTCATTTTAGTTGCAGTTCCAACGACGGAGGGCTTTGTTGATTCTGGAATCTGGATCTCTTGCAGTTTTTGTGGAAGTCAGTTTTGATTTCATTCCAGACATACGACGGCAGAATGAAGCACGACGTTTTGCTCTTTTACCTTCTGGATTTTTTTCAGTTACTGCAGTTTGAAGTTTTGAACCTGGATTCTCACGACGATATGCATTAACTGCTTTTTGACTTAAACCGTCAGTTTTATCTTGACGATTAACTTTTTGCCAGTCTTCCGATAATCCAAAGTCTGCTCTCCAATTAGAGAAACCTTCTGCTTTTATACGGTTTGGATATCTCTTTCCAAACATTGTTTTCATACCTTTTTTCTTATATCCAGGCCAGCATTTTTCATCAATTACTTCACTTTCTAGTTCATAGGAATTTTTAAGACTATCAATTACTTTTTGAGTCTCTTGATTTCTTGCTTCTATTTTCTTACCAACTTGTTGTGCTTTTTTTGCAAGTGTCATACCAGTAAGTGCAGTTCCAGCAGCAAGACCTGCACGTAAAGCTAATGCGGCTGGAGACTCATCAATCTGTTCACCCTCTGGTTCATAGTGTGCTACTTGGGTTTCAGTTTTTCTTTTTGCTAATGGTAATTGCGGTCCGGTTCTTTTTAAGAAAATTTCCTTTTCATTAGGATTATCAGTTCTTGATCCTTTGTTGTAAAGTTTTTGAGTCCTTTGCGCTGCTTTATGGGATTCTGGATTGATTGGTGGAAGCATTTGTTCATCGACTCCTTGAAGTTTTCCTGCTTGTCTAAGAGCAATGATTCTCTGTGTTGGAGTCATTTTTTCTTTTCTATTCATAATTTTTTTTACTGCAACATCAAATGGTTTTTTATCTGACATTGTATCAGTATCAGCAACTTGTTCTTTCATTTCTCCACTACCAACATAGTCTGCTGCAGAATCAATATAATCTGCTGCTTTAGTAATTTTTGATTGAACCCAAGCCTCAATATTTCCTTCACCCTTTTTCATTTTATTTCTTAATCTTTTTGCGGCACTAATAATTGTAGAAAGTTCTGAACGTGCCATTGAGTATTCATGATCATAAGATTCTGGAAAATTTCCTGGATGTGGTTTATTGGGATCGTAGTCTTTACCTAAAGCACTTGGTAAAGAATACATATCCCAAAACTTTGAACCATATTTGCACTCTGAACGAGTTTCATTCTTTTGACATTTTGGACAATACCTGATCATTTCTGTTGCCTCCGATTTTGTACCCCAATTTGCAGCACCAACTTTACGACACTTGACAAGTGCTCCAGATGCATATGCACTTGGCCAAACATCGTATCTTGATTTTACTTTATTATAACAGGCATCTTTAGTTCCACTACCTTTTCCTGGTCTATCTTTTGATGCTTCGTTGAGTTCCATTGATTCTCTAATTCCTGGTTCTGCTTTTACGTAATTGGGATCTTTTTTACCTTTAGCAAAAGTGGAAACCATTGTCGGTTTTGCTCCACCAAACTTTGCTTGTTGACCTTTATCTTTTTTTCTTTTTCTTCTTACTGCAGATTTAATAAGTGCTAGTCCTTTTTTACCTTTTCTTTTTAGTGCCTTTAGTCTTCCACTACTAAAACATTTTGGTGTTTTAGTTTCTCCTGGTTCATTTGCACATGGAGAACCATCTGCTTGAACCCATCCAGGTTTTCCATCTTTAGATTTAGAACCTTTGAACCAATGATGAAGAGTTCCCTCATTTAATTTTTTAATCCAATCATCTGGGGTTTTATCATGCTTTTCAACAAAGGCATTATGCAATTGTTTTGCTGTCATATCATGTTTTTTCATAATACGACGCATTAGATGATCAATAGAATTATATGAAGTATTATCTAATTTTTTTAATCCAGTTTCAAGTTCTTGGACTGCATTATCTTCACAACCACAATGTTCTTTTACATCTTTAAATTTTTTATGATGCTTTTTAGCATCCGATTCCATTTTTTTCAAACGAGTATAATAATCTGGAATTTCATCTAGATGTTGAAGAGCAATATCAGTTGCAAGATCTTTATCATTAGTATGCTCATGTTCAATGGGAATACCCATTTCAAGTTGTTTTTTTACAAAAGAAACATCAAGTCTATGCTTTTTTGCTATCTGCTCAACTGTTTTGTGAGATTTGACTTGGTGCATTTCATTAAAAGGAGATTTTGATTTAGTAGTTTCACCTTTTGCTCTTTTTTTACGAGCAGCACAATGTGCTTTTTGAGAAAATCCGCTTGGATTATCACAATCTATTGATCTTTTATATTTGTCAGACCAACTCATTGAAAAAAATGGATTATTCCTTATTATTTAGAAAACCTTGTTTAAGTAACTTTGATAACTCTGATGTTGATCCCACAAATACTGCGTTATTTGTTACATTATTTGTTGTTTTTACGGATTCTTCTTCAACATCTTTTAGTTTTTTCTGCAAATCAATTAGTTTATCAGTTACATCTCCAACAGATTTGATTAATTGTCCTGCAACTTCATACGCTCTAGGACTTCCACCTTCACCAGCAAGTTCCATTATCCCATTAATTGCTTCTTGACCTTTTTCAATTAATGAATAAAGATTTGCTCTTGTATATTCATAGTCTTTTTGAATATCATCCGTTTTAATCGGTGATACATTTAATTCGTCTTTTACCTTTTCTACTTCAATAATATCACTTTGTATATTAAGAGCAGAATCTAATCCATCATATTTTTTTGTCATAATCTATCACAGGTCTCTTTGTTGTGTTGGACTATAAATTCTAGAATCGCTAAAAGATTGCCATTCTTCGTTAAATCCAAAATCATCATCTGGTTCTGCATCAATAGGATCTGGTGTGACTGTATACCTCATTTCCCTCTTAGCAGTCTCCACGTCTGTAGATGTATATAAATCGACTTGAACTTTACGAATAAGACCATCAGTAGAATCTGCAACAGGCCCAAACAGATAGGTTTTTGCAGTAAAATTTAAAGTATAAATTAAAATTCTTCTTGTGGAAAAATCTCCTTCATAATCATCAGTAAAAGAAACACTATCTAATACAATAGGAATATCTCTTTTTTCTCCGATTGAATCTACTAAGTCTACAGTTAGATTAAATGCTGGTTGAAAATATGGAAGTATTTGTTCCACTACTTGTAAAGCATCATCTTGCAACTTAGTCATTATATTTAACTGAAAACCAATATTATATGGTACTGGCATGAAAACTTTTTTTATCTTATTGCCATCTAATGCTTTAAAAGTTTGTGTAATGCCAGATTTTCTTGTGGAATCATATTGAATAGATGTCATTTCAAATGACATTCTTGGTAATGTCATTGCAATTGGTTTATTTAATTCTGGTTGCTGATTTATACGTGCTAAAAATTTTTGAATCGGTCCATATGCTAAGGGAACTTTCATCTCACTTATACTATCACCTGATGAATCTTTATGTCTTATATAAATTTCATTAAAAACTGTTCCAAAAGCAATAACAGTTTTTCTAATGATTTCGTGATAGTAGTATGTTCCTAGCATTAAAATGTACCGAATGGATTTGATTCTGAAAAATCTACGATGCCGTCAGCCGCATTTTCGATTTCTACATTTTCACTATATTTATCATATTGATCCCAAGTATCATACGATTTTATAGAGTAACTAGCACCAGAGGCAGCGCCAACTAATAATTCTCCAGGATAAAACTCTTTTGTTGCAGCATTATCTACAAAAGATACTTTAAGTATTTTTGTATCAAAATCCCAAGATTTAACTCTACCTCTAGTTCCAGAAATTGATCCAAATACTTCTTCATTAAATATATAAGTTCCAATTCCAGAAATGACTGGTGGTGGTGCAATTGTAACTGTAGGTGCAACAGTGTATCCTACTCCGGGATTTATAATTCTAATAGAACTAATTGTTTGTCCTGCACCAACGATTGCCATTGCAACAGCAGTTTGTCCAACACCAACAGATCCTGCAATACTTACTATTGGTGAATTTATATAACCACTACCACCATTTGTAATGACAAATCTACTAATTCCACTTCTACTAGTTTCAATTGAACAAGTTGCTATTGCGTTCGTACCGCCACCACCAACTATAGAAATTGTTGGAATTGTAGTATATCCTGCTCCAGCATTTGTCAATACAATAGATTGAATAGAATAAACTCCTGCTTTAGAAGTTGTAATAGCAACAGCACTAGCATTTTGACCACCTATTGGTGCCGATGAAATTGCTACAGTTGGAGTTGAAGTATAATCATATCCATCATTATTTAAAAATATTTGTCTAATATATCCAGTGTTGATTATAGGTGTCGCAGATGCTGTAGATCCTGCACCAATTAACTGGAGTGTTGTAATATAACCTTGATCTTCTATTTGAGTGTCTATTTCATCTATTGTTGTATCAATTACTTCATCTTCATATTCAAATAATTCACACCTAAGTTCATATACATATAATTTTCCCAACTGATAAAAATTGACCTCATGTTCAACAAATTTTACTTCGAAAATTCTTTGTCCTAGAGGAAAATAAACTAAATCACCCTCTCTAGGTCTAGAAGAAAGAGTAATCTCTTCAGAGTTTTCTACGTTTAAAAAAGGAGATATAAAATCTTCAAATCTTTCTTTTGAAATGATAATACTTAATTCATCTTTTAAGTTAACTCCAAATTTAGTTAAAATATCCCCTTGTCCTGTATATCCATCAAAGTTATTAACATAAGCTTCAATGGAAAAATTATCATCAAATTTTGATGATTGTATTTCTTTAATTACAGTTTGTTTTCGTACAAATTTTCTTGGTATGTAAATAACATCCACACCATATATTTTCAATTGTTCATTAATTAAATCTTGTACTAGTCTTTGTTCTCCTGGAGAACCTTGTAAGAAAAAAGGATTTAGTGCCATTATCCAATAAAGTCGTAAGGGGGAAGTTCATAATCCATTGCCATTCTTTGCATTAAGTCTTGTAGTTCTTTTTCGGCATCTTCGTAAATTTCTCTACCATTTAATTCAATTCCTCCTGGCAACTTAACTCCTCTAAATTTAATCAAATTTTGACCCCACTGTTTTTTCATTAATGCTGTTAAATATTTTTTAAGAAAACTATCATTATAAACTTTAGTAAAATCATTAGGATCTAAAATTCTATAACAATCTATAATTATAAATGAATCTGCTTTTTGAGCCCCCCATTCAATATCGAGATACATTCTGTTTTGTCTTTTATTGAATCTTATCTGCTTGTCTGTTGTTAATAAAAAGTCAATATCCTCTAGATAACTTTTTACCATCGCATATTGTAAAAGTTCAACAGAATTGAAATAATAGAGATCATTTAAAAATAACTGATATTTAATACTAAACATCCCACCAGAAATAGAACTAGTATCAAACTTAAATACTTTTTCAATACCAATTACAGAATCTGGGACTTGAATATAGTTTGCAGTTTCGTAGAAGTTAAATGGAGTCGTTCCTATTCCGGATATATTTGAAAATCCTGTTGTTGTTACGATACCAACTCCGTCAGTTCCTTTAGCTTTACCTCTATCAATATCTTGTTGTGTTATTTTGTATTTTAAATACATTCTTTCAACACCATCAAAATGGCGTTCTTGAAAATATTGTAAGGCATCATCAACTAAATCATCTATTTGATCATCGTCAATATTAATTTCTAAAACAGGTGCTCCCAATTTTCTTAAGCAATAATCTATTAATTGTTGTCTAGTTGCTGGTTTTGCCATTAATAGAATCCTCCATCTATAACGTTAGCCCAAGTTGGAACACCTGAACTATTTGTTGAAAGTATATAGTTTGTTTCAGACATTGCTAAAGAAGTTGATGCTGTAGATACAAGTTGAGTGTTATAATCAAAGTAAGCAACACCATTAGGTTGAGCAGATGGATAAAAAATTGATTGCCCAATCGTAAGAATTCCAGTTATACTTGCATTTCTGGCAGTAAATTCATCAAATACTAAATCATCACTTATGTATAGATCACCATCTATATAAACATCATTTTTAAAAGTACTTACACCAACAAATGTTGATATACCACTAACGTTCAATTGAGTAACAGAAGCTATGCCTCCTATTACATTTTCAGAAGTTAATGCTTTTCCTCCAGAACCACTAGAAACACTACTGACTATTTTTACAGCATTTTGCTGCCCTACTCTTACTTTAATGTCTGCTTGTTGCCCTACTTTGACTTTAATGTCTGTCATTATCGGGTAACTCCCTCCGTTACGAGAACCATCCCTTCAATGACTCTATTTTTCACTCCATATATATCAGTTATTACAACATCATAAACATATCTTCCAGGTTTTATATTTGTAGTTTGGGCAGAAGTTAAAGAAATTAATATTTTCCCCAAAGATTCATCTTCGACACTTGCTGTAAATGTTACAGATGTAGAACTTCCAGCCCACTTTCTCATTTGAGCAGCAACAGAATATCCATCTAAGTTAAATCCAGAATTAGTATTAGATCCTTCTAAATTAAAAGACTGACTAAAATCAGAACCAGAATTAACTACAAGATTATTTACATA